CAATCAGACCAACATCATGACTACCAGTCTTTCTTGAGTTATCATTCCAATCAAATGTATTACCACTGATTGAAAGAACTTTAGAGAGAGGATCGTCAATAGGAGTAATGTTATCCTTCAGTCTTTCGTCAGAAGACCAGAAGGCAGTAATATCATCAGTTACTTGGAGAGTTCCAGTAACTGTTGTATTTGTTTGAATTGCAACTATAGATCCAGATATTGCATTTAGTTTGAGATCTCCAGATGAAGTATCAATAGTGTTATTGTCAGTGACAGCAATTTTGATGTTTCCAAAATAAGCATCATCGAATCTCTTAGATGATGATCCAATATTTGCACCAAAATCAGTGTCAGGAAGCAGAGAAACACCTACTGTTGTTATTCCTGAGAATGTAGTTCCAGAAGTAACATTGAGTGATCCACCAATAGTAACGTTACCTCCAACACCAACTCCACCAACTACCGTCATATCACCAGTTGTTGTGGAGGTTGATTCTTCTCCACCATTTAATCTAAGATTGTCGGTAATTACTGTTTCAGCATTAATTCTAAGGTCTTTGTTGAATTTAACTGGTCCATCAAATTGCGAAAGAACTGTTCCAGAGTTTCCACCTTCAACAAGAATTCTTTCCTTAACAATAACCTCATCAAATACAACACTCAATCTCGAAGGATCTTCGCCAGTAATTGTAGAAACTGGAATATCGAAGTTGGTTTCCTTACCAGTTGCAGAGTTAATCTTCTTATTACCAATGAAGAAGTCACCATCATTATTCATGCCAGTATAAACAATGATTCCACAACTCTTCTCTTGTGCTTGAGCAAGATACTCCTCTTTTTCACTTAGAGATCTAACTTGGACTTGTGGAAGACCAGTGGAGTAGTTACCAGGACCGAAACCAAGATACTCAAACGTGTGACCAGATGCACGAACGATAGAAGGTCTACGGAACTCAACTGCAAGTGGTTTGATCTTCTTAACGAGTGATCCATTACTATGATTCTCTTTAACTGTTCCAAGAGATCCACGAATAACGCTAATCTCATCATTAAAACTACCAGACAAAGTGCTGCTGGTGATTCTCATAATCTCGTTATCAACTTGGATGTAAGATCCAACTTCAAATCTAGTTGTTGTTGAAATTCCAGAATTTGGAATAGAAACTCTAAGTGAAGATCCTGTTGTTACTCCTGCCCCAAGAATTAAAGTTTCATTGTCATAGAAAGTAAATCCTCTAGATCCAAGATTCTCACCGTCAACATCAGATGTCCTGTTGTTTGAGGACATTGCATGTTTCAGAATGTATTTCGCAGACAAGGAAGCATCAGTCTTAGCGGTAAATGATGTTACCGTTGCTGATATTACCAGATAATCTCCAAGATTCTGATTAGAAGTATCTAATACGCTGAATCTATTTCCAACATTAAGACCATGAGCAGATGAAGTTGTGAATGTTGAGATTCCACTTGCTGATGAATAAGAAGTTGACGAAACTACAATCTCTGATGCAATATTCAGCATATATTGACCAGAAACAACTTGAGAATCTCCAGTTGTAACTGCAATAGCAATTTGATTCTTACCTGGAACTCCAACAATTCTATGATATCCACCAGATGTAGTTCCAACACCGGTGATTTGAACGGTATTGCCAATTACTGTAGATATTCCGCTGGAAGTAATCGTAACTCCAGCTCCAGTTCCTCCGCCAATAGTAGAAGTATCAAAATCTAGTTCTTCGCCATCAGTATAACCTGAACCACCAGCAAGAATATCTACACCAGTAATTGATCCGCCAGCAGAAACGACAACTTTCGCAGTTGCTCCATCCCAAGTGGATGTTCCATCATTGAATAGTTTTACATTATAGTAAGTTCCAGGAGAATATCCAGATCCACCAGCAAAAGTGCTGTATGTGACAATTCCACTTAAGTTATGTTCTTTATCGAAGGTAAGTGTAGAAATTCCAGAATTTGTTGATACGCTGGTAATTGCAATACCTACAGAAAAATCTTTTAAAATTTTATCCGCAGTTTCTCTAGTGAGACTCTTTTTAAGATCATTAGTTGTTACTTCACCGATTGGAGATCTCTTCGCAAAAGATTTACTTGCTTCTGGATTATCATCTATATTATCTCTATCAAGTTGAGGATAAAGATTAGCAACGTTCTGACTAAACTTAAAGTCTGTAAATTCTACTGGAACACTATTGTCAGCATTTAAGACATAGAAGTGATATATTCCATCTTGGACATTATAAATGTGAGGTGTAATAACATCACTTCTGTAGATATAGTAGTTACTCTTAAGATCATTCCTTTCAAATCTAGGAAGTGCTACTGTTCTCGATGAAGTGTCGTTGGTGAATGATCCTGGAGTGTGAACCTTTCCATCAATATCTGTTGTTGAATATGTAAATGTTTTGTCATTAATGACAGATGTAACTTCAAATGTTCCATTATATCCAACGTTAATAGTTCCAGCAGTATTATCACTGCTAGTCACATTTCTTACAATAATTTTATTTCCAACTTTCAGATCATGTGGCAATTCTGAAATTACTTCTACAGATCCAGAGGATGCTGAGCATGTGCTGATGAATCTTGGATTTCTATTATAGTCATAATCACTGCTATCAATGGATGCTGGAGAGAATTTAGTATTTGATGTCGATGAAGACTCTTGGATAACAAATCCTTCTTCTGGGTCTTTTACGTTGTCAAATTCTTTTGGAATTACTGCTCTAAACTTATAAAGTTTCTCGTCAATACTCCTCTCATCTTCTTTTCTCTTGAAGTATGATGTATTTGTTCTATCCCCAAGCGTTGCAACATTGAGAGCATTGTAAATATCATTCCCAGTATTTACATGAACAAACCAATTTTGATTCGATGCGTCATACTGAATTGGTGATCCAATATCACCAGAATCTTTATCAGAAACTCTACTTAAAATCTTGAGATTGGTTCCACCATAGAGAGCAATATTAGATCCATTTACAGCATTTGTAAGTGAAGATGCTAATTTAACTATGTTGTTATCACCATTATCAATGATGTAATATACTCTGTGCTCGATGATATTTTCTGGAAGATCTGCATCATCACTGATCAAGATAACCTTTTCACCGGTTAAAAGATTGTTAGATCCAATAGTCAGTTCTCCAGATCCATCTGTAGCAACAGAAGATACGGAATATTCTTTATATGATGTATTTGTTCCTTCTGCTACTGTGAAACCAGTCGTGCTGATTTCATTATCAACCATCAAAACGTTGGCAGAATATGTTGTTGAATTGTTATCGTTAAAGTAAATCTTCTCATCTACTTTTGCACCAACACGATATCCTTGAACAATTACAGGTGGTTTATCCTGTTCATTTGTGTATCCATAGAGATATAAATGGCTTGTAATACCTACCGATGTTGTAAGACCAACGTCGATTGATATCCAATCAATATTTTCATCTACACTACCAATTGCTTTTGGTGTTATAATTGAGGTAATATATCCTTTATTATCTTTTACAAATGCTTCTTTCTTGAATCCTGAAGAAGCAAGTGATAGTTGACCAAAGTTTGAGTTTGAGTTGGTAATACTGTAGTCAGCGCCAGCTATTGCATCAAAGTGTTTGGTATATCCAATTGCAAAGACAGAAACAATTTGGATAAATGCATCGTTTGACGCTTTAATGTGTGTTGATTCCCAACCACTTCTATAAATTGCGTTAGAATCTAAATGATATACTTTATTCTTATCAAGAGACGATGAACCAGATTGTAAAGATGATCCAGTTACTTTACTAATGCTAAGTTTATCGTAGTCTTGAGAGGTCTTATCATATTTTACAAACGCTCTATCATCCTTCTGCAGAGAAACACCAGTGAACTGGGCAACAACCATCGAACGGAAACCTGATGCCTTAGCGCCATCAGCGTGCATACCGTTCATACCCCATACAGAACGCATGGAGATATTAAAGATGTAAGGAGATGCACCAGAAACAGTATCAGTTTCAATAGTTACTGTTGCACCAGAAACTCCTGGTTGTGTGGGAAGATCAACTCTTACGCTAGGAATAGTGTATGTAAATTTAGTAGAGCTAATTACACTTTGAACTTTTGAGGAAATATTATAATCATCTACGTCTACACCTCTAATTCTTATTGGTGTATCTGCTGTTAGATTGTGATCAGAAGTGGTAGTAACAGTAATTACATCCGTTGGACCAGATCCTGTTCCGGATATAATTGCTGATATATTGATTGGATCATTTGCAAAAGCACCAACGATTTCCCACTCAGGGCGTTGTTTGGAGAAACCAAGACTATTGCTTGGATATTTCTGATCAATATCTCTACCAGTTTCGGTATTAAACGCATTAGATAACTTGGCATAATACATGTCCAAGTCTGTCAAATCATAACCATTTACTATATTGACACCATCAGCATACTCAAAACAAGTAAGTTTGTGGTGAGAGAATGTTGGTTTTGCTTGATTATTTGTAGAAAAGTCTACACTATCAGTATAAACTAAACCTGTTTCGTCTCCATCAAAGAACGAAAATTGCCAGAAATAACAGGCACCAGTGATTCTAAAGATTGATGTGGCGTTTACTCCAGAATCAGTTGGATTAGGAACATACTTAGGACGAACTTTAGTCTTTCTAAGATCTAGACCAACGATGGAAGTTCCTCTAGGAACGACAACACCACCATTAACACTATTAAACTTATAAAGAATGTTTGCAGACTGTGTTAAGTCAAAAACAGAACTAGAATTTAATGAAAGTTCTGTAGTAGCTGAACTTTCCGAACCAGCTGGAGAGACTGTAGTAGCAGTACTGCCTACAGTTTTGATTGCATAACCAGGTCTATTATCAACTAAGTGTTCGCCAGGAAACAGAAGAATAGTCGTCTTTTCTGTGATATCATTATCACTTCCCTTCAAATAAGAAAATCTAGCAGATTCGATTAACGCTCTCTGAATTGTTTTGAAAGGACGTGCAAGAGAGTTGCCTTGATTTTCTACAGCATCAGTAGCGTCAAGGTCATTGGGATTAACATAAAGAATACGACCTTCTGTATTCTTAATAAAATTTTCCAGCTTATTAAGAGGCATCGGAATATTGCGTCCAGGATATTTCTATGTTTTATTTATTAACCCATCAAATCCTCCTCATCGTAAATATAATACTCGTCTTCTGGCATATCCTCTGGATTTTCCAACTCAACTGGGAATAAACAAGGATGCACTTCCTCATCTATAAGGTAGAATGAGCTTCTGTATAAGTCTTCTGGCTCGAAAGAAGTATTTTTATCTGCTTCTCTACACAGATCTTGGTCGTACAAATGCCCATCAGGCATTTCATCAAAGGTGAATGGAACCTGATTAATGAAATACATCTTTACTATCATACTGCCGTTATCATACCAACAGTATGCAGTATCGATTCTATAAGACATAGTAGATGCTTTTGTCTTATTTATTTTATACCCGTGGTCGGATTCGAACCGACCCTGGAACGATTTTAAGTCGTTTGTCTCTACCGCTGGACTACACGGGCAAGGTGCTCCTTGCGTGGATCGAACACGCCTCAGGCGAATTATGAGTTCGCTGCATTCACCAGATTGCTAAAGGAGCAAGTAGAAGTGGGTGGATTCGAACCACCTCAAAGCCGCTAATCTGGCGGAAAAGGTTTATAAGACCTCTCTGACTACCAAGTCTCACTTCCCAGATGATGAACTACGATGCTTCGTTATTGTTTTCCGTGTATATTCGGAGTAGTTCATCATCTGCTGGCATCATAACTGCTGCTCTACCATCATCTCCCATAATACCAAGGGTTTCTCCTTTCTCTACCCTTTCGAGAAGAGAATCAAAGTTCTCTTCCCATTCCTTAACTGAAAATACTTCCATCATTCCTCAACAGCAAGATCAGCGTATTCGATTTGGTGGGGTTCAAGGTTGGCAGTTACAACTTCCAGAACATTCATAAACTCTTGAACAGTTTCGCACTCAACCATTTTCTCATTGCCTTCATCGCTGATCAGGAGGAAGGAGCGAGTACAAATATCAATAACAATGCCGAGAACAGATTCTTGTGCGGTGCCCATTGGGTGTTCCGTTGATTACCTGAGTATTATAGAACACCTGGGGTCTGGTGTCAAGTGGGTGGAACTGGCCAGAGTTCGTGATTTTCGTCCCTAACCAGTTCTCTATACTGCTCTTCTGTAAGAGATGAAGGAAGATCACGGAGTTCTTGGCGATAGGTTCTCCATTCTCCTCTCTGTTCTTCTGTAAGTGGACTGTCTGGAACTTGTGTCCAGTCACTATCAGTTAGTTTTTTTGTCCTATATTGACGTAATAATGATGTCCAATCTCTATTCCATTCCCAATCATATGCAATTCTTGCTTCTTCATCAGCAATTCTCTGCTTTGCATTCTGTAAATCGGTAACTGCCTGACTATAAATTCCCAATTCTTCAATTCTTTCATTACTTGTCCCATCATTGTATTCAACCTCACCCCAGGTATCATACCATTGAACAGCGTGAACATTTTCTGGAATCCAGGACATATCCGTGTTTATTCCAACTACACCATCACCATCTAATGAAATTGTTTTGTCGGGAACTATGATTGAAAGTTTCACAATTATTCTTCCTCCGATGATTCTTGTAACATATTAATTGGTTGTTCTAATGGGGCAACTCTTGAAGGAACGACGCCATGAGTTATTGCATTTATGTATAATTGCTGATTGGATTGATTTGCCTTTACAACTTCATTGCGGAATGATTCTACTGCTGCTCCTGCTTGATTGGTTTTTTGTGTAATATCCATTGCCATATAAGGCATCCAAACAACTGCACAACCAGATTCATCAACTGGTTCTCCTGTATTTGGATTTGTACCTCTAATTCTCATATACCAAGAACATTTTTCTTTAATACATTCTTTTTTAATTAGAGGGCAATAATCACCACCACTATCTTTTCCTTTACCCATAATAAATTAGTTTCTAGAACATATTATAACATCAATATACTCAACCGCAAAGTCCATTGCATTTCCACTAAAACTGCTGCTTACGCTACCACTTAAACTGTGACTGTGATTTGATTGAGAAATTCCGTGACTGTGACTGCTTTGGGATATTCCGTGTGAGTGACTGCCATTTCCACCCTGAGCAGCAGTATCATAAGTATTACCATACTGAGTGCTTAAACCAGAGTCATCCGTACCTCTCCAGTTTCCAGACCTAAATCCACCGTGAGTGTGAGATGCAAGTTCATAAGTACTCAAAGTGTGACTGTTAACACTAATACTAATAGAACTACTACTGACACTAATATTGGCAGATGCTCCATTAGTGCTTCCAGAAAATGAAGAACTTACAGAACCACTAGGAGTTCTAGAAGCAAAAACACTGCTAAATGAACTAGAACCACCATTTCCACCACCAGTACCACTTACAACACGGAGAGACTTATCATTGTGTGTGGTCTGTTTAGTCCATCCAGTTGGTGCTGCTGCCTGATAGAACACCATTGTTGTTCCAGTCGGAATCGCCTCAACTGGTGCTGCAACTTCTGCCCACTCTGGATTAGCACCAGGACCATTTGTTTTTAAAAAGTATCCAGAAGTTCCTGGTGATAAAAATCCAGTAACATCCGTATCAGACTGATATGGTATTGAACCTTGAACTCCACCTGCTATATTATTTGATACAACACCACCACCCGTTCCTGAAGAGTCGCTCCCATCACTTCCGTTGTTTGTTGATTGATTTGAAGCAATTAATTTTCCTTTTACAACTACATTACTCAAAAAAGTAACTTTTCCTTGAAATGTATGTTCAAATGAAGTTGGTTGATTCGGAAATAGTGTCATGATTATACTCTTAACGCACTAATTGCTTGCTGAGCAATAGCAATTGCTGCGCTTGCTCCAGGTCCACCTGCTGCGGCAGATGCTGCCCTAGCAATACCTTCTGCCTTAAGACCTGCGTACACCTGATTTAACATTGTTTTTACATTATCTTGTGTAGCAATAGCATCTGGTCCATAAGAATGTGGAGCAGTACAATATGCTTCTTTTGCTGTGATATCTACTTTCTGTCCAGCATCGACAGTAAAGTTGCCGCCACACTTAAAATTAATATCTTCCTTTGCTTCAACGATAACATTAGCACCCTTGATTCTAACATCACCATTTTCTTGAGCAGTGATGATAACACTGCCTTTCATACCAGAAATTACGATATCAACTCCACCACGGTCATTATTTTTACCACCACCACCAATAATTTCAATGGTTTGATCATTATACAGGTGATAAACACCTGCTTGATTCATACCACATAGTGAAATGTCCCCACTATCCGTATGAGCATACTTTTCATATACACCAGCACCAAGAAATCCGTTCGTAGGATTGTTTACATCAATCCTAAACTCTGGTGTATAAGAAATAATTTTTCTTCTTTCCCAATTATTGCTCATTTATAAGTCCTCCTGCGATATTTATTCTATACAGTCGATAACTTGCTTCACTGCACCCTGAAGTTCTTCTGGTCTTACTCTGAGTTTAGGTTTGATGATAGCACCAGATCCTGTTTGAGTATTAACAGTAAACTCCATAGTATCAATAACTGATGGGAACTGAAGTTCTCCATTTACAGGAACTCTCTCAATACTAATAATGCTTCCATCATTATCAACATTGACATCATATTCATTACCATAATTATCAGTTACTGTGTCATCGGGACTATATCCACTTCCACCATCAATAACGTTAGGACCATTCACATCATCTGGAACATAGTCTTCAATATCACTGGATGGAGTATAATCTTGACCATCAGTTACAACATAGATGTCTGTAATCTGCTGATAAGTCGGAGAGTCTGGATCATAATCAATTCTTGCTCTAGCTGTAGCACCGAATCCCTTTCCACACTCATCAACAATCTCAACAAATGGTGGGAATGTATATCCTCCACCACCATTTACAAGGTCAACACCAATCAAACTTCCAGTCAAACCTCTACCACCTTCAGCAATTTGAAGGATAGCGTTGGCAACACCACCTTTACCTTTTCCTCCACCAAAGATTTTAACTTTAGTTCCACCACATCCACCAAGTTCTGGTAAACCAGCAAAACAATTTCCAAGAACACTTTCAAATCCAGGAGCAGAAACACTTGGATTGGCAAAATCAAACAGACCAAGAGAACCAACTTCTCCAGCAATATCTTGAATTGCCTGAAGAGGTGCTTCTGCCAGTGCTTTCGCTTCGTTAGCAACTTCTAAGATTTCATCAACAGGAACACCAGTCTTATCACTGCTACCCTTACCAATTACCCACTCTTCGGAAGAGAGATCGTATTCTGGAGCAATTTCATTACATCCTAGTTTATCAGCAAGACCTAAGATTGCTCCAGCAGTTCCACCAAGGAATCCTCCAATATCAAATCCACCTGAAATTGTACTGAGAGCATCCATGAATGGTTTCAGGAAACTTGTTACACCTCCGATGATGTGATTGAGAAGAGCACCAACAACCTGGTCACCAATACATTCTACGAAGTTGAAGACATTCTCTGCTACATTAGTCAGAACACCTCTGATTATATCTCCAAGACCATTAATGATACTATTTGCTATACATGGAATAGCATCCGAAAGTTTCTTTACAGGACCAATAAGTAATGCTTGAGCGATTGTTCCTGCTTTTTCGGCAATAGCACTGTTTTGAGTAGCAGCAAAAACGGTAGCATAAACAAGATCATATAACTTTTGTAGACCACTATTCAATACAGGTACAAGTTTGTCTGTGAGATTCTTGGTCATGTCGCCAACAACCTTCATAGCACTCTTTTGGATACTAGCAGTCATGCTGCCAATTTCCTTCATAATGAACTGTCTAGCATTACCAACAGCACCCTTTACACTATCAGTAATATTGCGAATTTTCTTGACAAAGTTTCCAACTTCTGTCTTGATTGTTCGTACAGCACTGGCAGAATCTTTTGATGCTGCCAATACTTTTTGTCCGATAGCAGGAGAAGCGGACTTTAGTGCTGTCTTGGTATCTTGATTTTGACCTGTAGCATTTCCTACTCTCTCAGCAGTTGCCTTATCAGTTGCGATAGGAGAGACTTGAGATAATGAACTTTGTTCGCTTGATTGACTATTTGCTACAATACCACCATCATTCGTTACTCTACCAGTATTACCCGTAAATGGTACAAAAGGGGATGCAAAATCGCCAGTTGGAACCTGAGATGTTCTTCCAAAAACTCCCATGACGACAGGAACTTGCCCATTGTCTCCATCAAGAAAGAATCCAAATACAGTGTCACCAGGAGCAATAGAAATCGATGTTGATCTATTTTGAGCACCAGAACCATCAGTAGTGCCAAGCAACACAAGTGCCCAAGGCAAATCTTCATTCTTGAGGTCAGTCGTGTTGTATGGATGATATCCAAGAATACGAACTTTTACCCTATTTCCCCATCCACCTCCATTGGATTGTTCTTGATACCCATCTTCTAATGGGGGAATCTGACCGATCCACCAACGGAATCCGTCTCTCCCCAGAAAATTAGTTTTAAGTAAAGACTCCTCTAACATTACTTCTCTTCGTTGTTGGGATTAGACTGACCGTAAGTATCTCTCACTAACTTCACTGAGGTATATGAACCAGATGTGTCAAAATGATGACGTAATTCTTTTATCATATATAGTCCGCTTTGCATCTGATCATATTCTTTCTTCTGATTAGTTGTAGTCTCTGGGAAGAAGCATTCAATAATATCACCTGCTTCAAGATTTGTATTACATGGTAAAGTGGCAGTCACTTGTTGAGTGAATAAAGTATTGTATCTAAACAGTGCTTGAGACTGATACAACAAAGCATCGGCATTTTTTGTCGTAGAAACACCAACCTCTTGAGTTCCCAAATCTAGAACACCAGTAAGAAGTCTAGTTGGAACATCACCAAGGGTTAAATTTGATTCCTCACTAATTGTTGGTAAAACAAATTTATCACCAAGATTCTTAGTACTATTAATATAATCATCCATCTTAAATACACCCTTCTCTGGGTGAGTGAATGTTCCGTTTAATGGATTGAAGTAACTCCTAAAACTAGAATATACTCCTAAACGTAGATTCTCTATAACATTTTGATTTCTATTGATGGCATATTCGATAATAGTGTAATCCTGTTTCTTACCATCTTCATTGACAATATCATTTGCGATATATGTTGCTTTTGGTTCGGCAGCAATCAAACTATCAAGTGATCTAAATTTAAATCCACTCTTTGTTTCAAAGAAACAGTATCCAGCGGTACCATTACCTGATGTCTCTGGAACTGCTTTTGATGCTAACCATGTTAATACTGTAAATGGTTTTCTCATATTACCAATGAAACCATATTTGTTCATTGACTTATCAATATCAACCTTTTTATTGGTCTGAAGATATGTTTTAATTATTTTCTCTGCCGATACTGAAATTGGTGAGGATGTAGGATACTTCCCAGGAACCCTAGCAGTTTCATTAGTTATTGCTTCTCTTGAATATAAATCAAGAACAAAAGATTCTATTTGATTTGTGCTAATAACATTACGAACACCACTGACGTAAAAATAGTTTTCCCTATCAGAAAAATCTAAACCAGGCATACCTTCTGCATTACCTAATATCCTCAAAGAAAGTCTCTCACCACCTCGACAAGGAAGTCCTTGAGTGATGGATTTTCCATTTACGGCATTACCTGTGGTGGTTACAACTATTTTGGCAGTTAATGTTGGAGAAAAAATATCCTCAAAATAGTCTATTGACTGAACACCAAGTCTTAGGTCAACAGTTTCTGAACCATCATTAGATTCTAGAAGTACTTCTTCGTACTTTGAAAGATCGGATGCACCCATTATACGTATTCTAAGTCCCTAAGAAGAATCTTGTTTATGAAACTATTTAACGATATTTCTTCAGATGCTCCTCCATCTTTTCCTCCACCTCCAGATCCTCCTTCTGGTAGTGGTTGCTGTCCACTTTCAGATGGAATTGGAACTGTAATAACAGATCCTCTTCTCTCTGGTGTTACGGCAGAAGCAACCATACTTCTGCTTACTGCTCCATCAATCTGAAGTGATGGACCACCAGTACCTCTAGATGATTCAGATAAAGATGTCTTTTGTCCCTGAACATTTGCTTTAGTTAGTCTAATCAAAGATACATATGGTGCTGGAGACATATTAGAAACACCAGATGTCCATTCTGTACTATTTGCTTCTAAGTGAATATGAGGTGCGGTAGAACGTCCTGTAGAACCTGTAATAGCAAATGAAGTTCCTGCTGGAACTCTGGCACCTCTTCCTCCTATTAAGATCCTACTATTGTGGGCAAATCTAAGGTGAACATTATAAGAAGGAACATATAAGTCAACAACATTTCCATATCCTCTATCAAACGTCGATCCATCAACAATTGCATCCGCTGCCAATGAGATGAAAAGACCTGCCGCACATCCAATATCAATTCCTTTATGTGGAGAAGATCTGAAGGATTCAAAATCACCTCTTCTTGATGTAATTACTGCAGATGTTTGACCACCAAGAAGTTGAGTAACATCTTGCCCTTTTCTATATCTGGTGCTAGAATCAACCCGTCTTGATACTACTGGTTGACTGGATCTAGCACCAGCTGCTGCTTTTTTGGCAGCAGGAAGATACTGCTTATAAGTGCCGCTAGAATAAACACTCCAAGCACCAAGACCTTGAGATTTGAGAATGTCATAGGCTGCTTTAGCATTAGTTAGAGGATCTTTTAGTTGATCGTTGGAGGATAAACCATATTTTTTCCTTCTTTCGGCACCAAGCATATATCCTGGTTCATCAAGCATGTTGATTTGCCACAACCCATAAGAATTATCTGGATATTTTGGGTTATGTGCTCCACTGTCTCCACCAGATTCTGCTAGAGCAATAGCAACCATTGTAGGAATCATGTCCTCTGGAATACCAGCACGTCTAGCAACATCAGCAATTTGTTTTGGTGACAGTTTACCTCCAGAAGGATAACTTCCCTGCCTATCAAAGTCTGTACGGTCACCAGTCACAAAATCCGCAAGTCCACCAAAGAATCTTCTAAATGGACCTGGTTGTTTATCATCAGTTCCTGGTTCTTCTTTTTCTCTTTCTTCTATTCCCAATAAGGCATAGATGTCAAATTTATTAACAGCATCAATCATCTTATTATAATCTTTTTCTACATCATCAACACCTTCAAGAATTTTTTCTTTTGATTCATCGGCAGACTTTTGATCTTGAGAAAAATCTGCTTGGCGTAAAATTCTTTCATCTGCAGAATCTAAATCACCGGTAAATCCTGCGAAGAATCTAGTTATACCGTCATACCATCCAGTTAGTGCTCCAACAGTTTTCTGTATTCTTCCTATCAGTTTTTGTACGTTCTCAATGATGATAGGTAAGTTGGTTACCATCCACCCAACGAGGATGGTTCCAACAAAATCCATCACTCTACCAAGGAATCCTTTTGTACTACTCCCAATAACTTTAGCACTTCTTCTGAAGATGCCTCCAACTTTACTAGATTCAATTAAATCCTCTTGCTCTCTTCTTTGAACGGCAGCACGTCTTTTACCAAATATTTCTCTCTGCTGAAGCATCGCACGTTTTTTAGAGCGATTACTCTTAGTAAATTCTCGAATGATAACAGATGAAGTATTATTGGCAGCACGAAGACTTTTGCCAAAAGAAGAGATAGTTCCCTGTATACCACCAATACTATCGCTATTCTTTAAAAGTGACTGTGTAATTTTTGCCATCAGACAGATACCACGTTAAAGTTTGATCTAGCACCAAGAGTGTAAATATTATCAGGATTATGTGGAGTAAAAAATGGTGCTCCATTAATACCACCAGAAACTAATGGTTGTGACTGCGGTTTTTTCTGTTCCGCTGGGGTCTGAACAGGAACAACAGTAACACCAGGTTCTGCTGGTACTTGAGATACTGTCTGGGCAACTTGTTGAGTCTTTTTGACAGGATCAATAGAAGTAGCAGGTTGATTCGGAAATATATCCAAGAAATCCCACCACTGATTTTTTCCACCCTTGTCTGCAGTTGGAACGGTTGGTTTTTCCCCCTCCATCTCTGCGGCAGGAGCAGCAGGAGTTTCAACAGGTTCCATGGTTACTTCACCATGCTCTGCCTTTACACTTGGATCTACAGGTGCCTCTTCTTTTTCTTTGGATTCTGGTCTTTCAAATACTGCTGACATATTGACAACAGGAAGAGAACCATCAGCACTAGCACTTTTTATCTCCTCTTCCGTCATCGGATCTAGAGGTGCCATACTAAATGTATTTCTCACAACTGGAGCAGGTTGCGAAGCTCTATTTTTTACAAAATCTTTGTATTGGCTTGCTGTGAATAATCTCTCACTGCCAGTTGATAAAGAAAGACCACCAACTCCATTAGGATTATTTGGATTATAGTCTTCTGTTTCTGATTTTAAACTGGGTCCACCAGTTCCTGTAGGAGGTTCTTCTCCATTATCATCACTAAACAAAAGACCACCAGAAAGTTTATTGAGTGCCAGTTTCCCCATTTTCGTGAGGAATCCAAGAAACTGTAATATTGGACCAGAGAATATAGCACCTAGACCAATTGCAGCAAGTTTTAGAGCAATGCCACCAAATGCCGCTGTCAATGCTGGAACTGCTAGCTTGATAGTAGCAAAGACTCCACCAGCAATCAGTAGATTTTTTAATATATTATTCTTGATTTCATTTAATTTATCTTCATTACCTTCTTTATAGGCAACAATAGTTTCAACACCCTTTTGTAACAACCAACCACCAGCGATTGTTGCGAAGAATCCACCCAATCTACTCAGAGTAAATTGTGCCTTTTGTGCGATTCTTTGTGCTGGTTCGATTGCTGCTGCTTGAATTTTCTTTTCAATCGAACTCTCTTTACCCTCACGCAGTTTCTCCTGCGCCAACTTGTTCTGTAATTCTGCTTCTTGTTGATCTTTTGCTTCGTCTAGAGCGTTTTGTTGTTGAAGGTTTGTTCCAATAACTTGTAGAGAACCAGTTAGTGACTGCATCTGAGCAGTCAGATTTTGCATCTGGTTGGAAACAATTCCAAGTTGTAATGAATTCTTTGTTATAAGTGCTTTTGCTTCTGGATCAGATTCCACTACGGCACCAGGAGCAACCGCTCTGCCAGTATAGGCAGCAGCGGATATTCTTTGCCCTCTACCGATTAGTGGTGAAATCTCAACCATTATTCTGTTGTGCCTTTAAGTTTTCTTCTTCAATGTATTGTTGGAGGAAAGCGAGATAAATTTCTTTCTCCCAAGGTATCATATTTTCTAACTCCGTCAAACTATATTTATGATGTTGCATCAAGGCAAAATTGATTCTAAAGTATGACTCAAGATCAGTATGAGCCATACTCACCCGAAAAAACTTGCTAGTCCCTCCAGGACAATAACATTGTCCTTTCCTGTGTTTGGATTAGTGACAGTAACTGTATGAGAAAGTTTAGGCATGGTTTCGAAGAACTTCTCAACTTCTTTGAATTGTTTAGAACTCAGTTGCTCGGTAAACTCTTTCAACTCTTTTTTGGTGCAATCTTTTGCGGACCAAGATTCTTCCTCGTTGTAAATCTGTTCAATACATGATGTTACGATATCAAAAGTATCATCAACACTAATATCAGTGACAGCAAAGTTATTTTGAATGAACTCTTTCATAGAAGGATATCTCATACGAAGAGTTAAATTATCATCTAACTTAATATCTCTACTGTGCTCTTCATCTTCTTGAATCTGAATTTCATCAAGATCAATTACAGCAGGAACTTTTGTCTCACCGTCATCGGGACAAGTGACAAGAACTTCAACTTGCTCACCGACAGACTTTCCACGAATGTTTAAAAACAGATACTCAATATCGAATGTGGCAAGTTCATCAACCTTGACACCTCTTGTTGTAATACAAGAAGAAATAACATCCTTAACAGCATTAGCAATCTGAGTTGTGTCCTCAGACTCCATTGCCATAATTAGAATTTTTTCTTCTTTGACTAAGAACGGTCTATACTTAATTTTCTTCTTAGACGAAGGAATCACCAACTCATACGATGGTGTAGCAATCTTTGGTAAAGGCATAATATCCTATGAACAAGTCAGTAAAATTATTTAGATGAGTTATTTGACCTTCACATCTAAGAAGTCTGCGTTAGCAAGTTGTGTGAAGGAAAGAACGGTTGAATCTGGATCAAACATATTTGAATTAAACATTCCTGTTGGACCAGGAATTCTGGGAATTCCCAGATTTAAACCAAGGTCTAGTCCTCCAGCGGAACCAAACGCACCATAAGCAGCATTTGCTTGTTTAGACGATGTGCTATCGTTAGTTCCATCTTTATTATTATCATTACCAATCAGTTCATTGAGGGAGCGTGTCTGTCCAGAAACGTATCTATCAAAGTGAAAGTTAGCACTACACTTCAAAAGATTTGAACCTTCATATGAAACTGGCACAGCATTGACTGAGACTGGGAACATTCCAAAGAATCTATACTCAATATATCTCTTATAGTCTCTTTCAAACTTTACAATTCTAGTTTCATCACACTTGTAATCATCAGGATACTGCATTCTAAAGTGATATCCTGAGCGTAATTTATTTGCTCCAATATTATCACTACCAGAAGCAATGAACTCTGTCCAGTGCTCCAAGAACTTCAACGATCTATATGCGTTATCAACGTAGAACTCCATCTCCATTTGGACGAAAGTTCTAGTGTGTGCCATTTTTTCAGCAACACCATGAAAATGTCCAATAGCATCAGCAGTTGCTATCGCACTTCCAGGAAGAGATGCTCTATTACATAAGAGTGATAGATTATCGCCTATGAATCTATAATCCATACCTCTCTTTCTAAGGTATGATTTCAGAGATGATGAAAGACCACCAAATTGAACGACAAAATGAGAAGTCTGAGCAACCTGCGTTAACGTTGGTTTTATCTGAGATATCTTTTTTGGAAACGGTCTAGGCACTCTAAATATCTTATAGGTGATTGTTTAGTTATTTAGATGTCATATAAGGGAAAATACAAACCTTCATATCCTCAAAAATACAAGGGCGACCCAACCAATATCATCTATCGTTCTCTTTGGGAACGCAAGTTTATGGTTTACTGCGACACCAATGAAAATGTGTTGGAGTGGCAGTCAGAAGAACTTGCGATTCCATATCGTTCCCCTATTGATAATAGAGTTCACAGATACTTCCCAGACTTCTTTATCAAGTATAAAGATGTAAATGGTAGAATCAGATCATCCCTTATTGAAGTAAAACCCCTGAGGCAGTGTTCTCCACCACCAAAACCCAAGAGGCAGACAAAAAAATACCTGAATGAGGCATTTGAATATGCCAAAAATCAGGCGAAGTGGAAAGCAGCACAAGATTTTTGTGCCGATAGGATGTGGGAGTTCAAAGTAATGACTGAAAAAGAACTCGGTATCAAGTAATGGCAAAAAGACCAACACAGACAGATACTAATGTAAACAGAATCCGTTCTGTTGTTGATAAGATGACGGGTCTTAAAGATCCTGATGATAGAATGATTGAGGTCTTAGAACTGTTAACTCCAACTCCAGTTAGAACTGTAGAACCTGGAAAGTTATATTTGTTTGTTTACAATGCCAAGACACCAAAT